TGATACCAAAGCAATCCGGTTTTTATGGTTACGCTTGGCACGATATGTATCCATGTTTTTGAGTGCTTTTGAACCAGTGAATCTGAGCTCGATATCCATCCATGAAAGGTCGTTATCGGTGAAAAACTCCTCTTTTTTCGGGGTTACACCAAATTCGTTTGGTTTCATAAGTCACTCTCCATCGCGTTGAGGATTAATTCTTTTACTGGCTTCTTTATTTTATTTGTGCTTTAACCTAGCAACAAAAGCATCTATCCGCTCGTTTCTAGTTTCAACGGTATCAATATGATCCCTCGATACCACACCCTTCTCAATGGGCAAATAAACGGGTTTAACCGTGTTATCACCCGCAAACCATAAATATACTCGTGGCTTGTGTTTCATTTGATCAGCAGTCCGGCGCATCACTGACCCTGGATTGACGAGTAATTGATCATCGTTTTCCACTACAAAGGGCTGGTGGTTGTGTCCGGTTACAATTAAATCAAATTTACTGTACTTATTCATTAATGATTTTGCTTTGGGGAATTGGCACCCTGGCCATGGCTTCTTACCAACATAAATATCGGTGTGGAAAACAAGCACATTCAAAACGCCATTATTAGCAAGTCTGCGACGTGTTGGTTCTTGTCCATACGCCACTCCATAAACGTGTATTTCTTGCTTGGAGAACTTAAATTTAAGCGGTTTGTTTATGTCTAATAGATTCACCGTGCCAACTGTGCTGAGTAAACCTAATCCTGACTTGTGCAAGTTGTTTATATTGTGGGATGGGAGGTCATGATTCCCCGCCACGGTGTGATATTCATCCGGCATTTTTCTAACACATTTGGCAAGCAATGTCAAACTAGGTCTCCACTTGTCGAAAACATCCCCTGCATCAAATATGGGGCAACGGTATTTTTGTTGCAATTCGGAAATAAAAGCTTGCTTTGCCCACATAGCACTATGGAAATCATCGGTACGGCACACGGGAACGGCATCACATAGGTGATTGTCTGCCATTAATATTGCTGTAGGTCTTTTCATTTTAATAACACCATTAATCTTGCGGCTACAATATTTAATCTTGTGGCTTTTAGCAAGGTTTGCAAGACAGACCCTTTTGCGTTTGACTCGGCAACCACTATGTGTTTCTGGGCTTCTTCTAAATGCCTTTTCACTTCTTCATCTTTCATTATTCAGCCCCACATAAAGGACAAACATCAGGCATGAGTTTATCGAATTTTTCTTGTAGCTCATTCATGGCTTTTGTGTTGCTTGCAAGTTCATCAGAGCAACTTTCTAAATCATTTATATATGCTGATAGTTTTTTAATTTTGCTTGCTAATTTAACGCAATCTCCATCTACTTTTTGCAATCTTGTTACTTCTTTTTCTGCTTTTATTGTTTTCTTATATGCACTTGCTTTTGTTTTGTTGCTTTCAAGTGCGTTTATTAATTTTGTAAGTTTATACTGCCTTACTTGGTATGATTCCAAGTCTATCAATAATTTTCCACATGCTTTAACATCATCCGAAAACCCCAAAATAGTGATATACTGCTTTTGATCTTCCTCATTTTCTTCAATGGTGGATATTGAATCTTTTATTGTTTTGATTTTGCTTTGCAGATCATTGACTTCATGCTCTAAGTTTTCCAATACAAACAACTCGCCCTCTGCGCCATCAATAAAAGAAAGTTCCTTTAAATCTTCCTCCTTTTCCTCTATCAATGCTTTTGTTTCGTTGATTTTTGATTTAACATGCTTTTGCTTGCTATCAATATATGTTCTGGATGAGTCAATTATTTCAAGATCGGCGGCTTTGTTCATTAAACTAGCCACTTTTCCAGAACTATACTCATTAGATAATAAGAACGGGGTATCCATTTGAAACTGCTGATTAAACTCACCCATGTTAATGATTTGATTTACTTCATCTGGCGGTGCACCTCCACCGAAACCAGTTAATGGCTCCTCCACACCATTCAAAGTATATTTATAATAATTCTTTGTTTTTCCTGCCTTGCCCCGTTCAACAATAGAGCCTCCTTCACATATAAGAATCGAAGAAGTATCACCGCCCCATGTTGACCGGAAAGCATCCCCCCCAGGTTTGTTTTGGATAGCCCAATTAATGCCACGCATTAAACCAGACTTGCCCATATCGGACTCACCCACAAAAGCATTAACCCCAGGGTGTAGCTGGATATGTACTTTCTTCCAGCTTTAATCCGTAAACATTAATCTTCACCTAAAACAATGGTTTCATTTGAATCGGTATCTTCATCCGTGCCATCAATAAATTCACTGCAACCACGGCATAACTCGCCATTGATCAAAACATCCTCATAATCAACCCAGCCCTTTTCGGTGGCTTGTCCTATGATGTGGGCAAGTGCTCTGTATCCTGTTTCGCCCGTCTTGATTGATTCCTTTTTCCCGCAACTCACGCAAACGAACAGCATTTTATTCCCACAAGTGCAAACATGATCATCATCGCCACATCCCATGATAACTACCCCCTTAAATTAACCCTTTATCATATGCGAAAGAAAAAGGAACGGACATTGTAACATCACTGCCATCTTCCAAATCACTAAAGTCAACGTACTGACTTTTGCTGTTTTCAAGATCCTCGATGATGTCTTTACTGATGTAAAGTTGATTATCCCCATCGTCAAAAAGAATTTTCTTTGGGGTGCTTCTTACCATAATCCCTGAAATTTGTGCCAGTTCATTTGACATCATGCACCTCTATTTTGTTGTTGCCAACACCGACGCTGTTTAAAAGAGCCTTGATTTCTTTTCTGCAAACTGGGGCAAATGTTATATCCCCATTGCTGTTAGGCGGGACAAAAGCATAATCCTCATGGATTCTTTGTATGTCATCCAAAAGAATTTCCATATCGGCATCACTCATAGTTCACCACCTTTTGTATACTCCATGTTCTTTTTTATCTTCTTGGTTCCGACCACATTAAATTGCATTTTCCAATCATATCCACAACGACAAGTAATTTCTATTAGGTTGAATTGGGTAATTAGTATTTGCTCCCCACAATCAGGGCATCTAAAAATAACAACAGCATCGCCCGTTCTTTTCAAAACAAAGCCCTCTTTTTTGATTGTTACTTCTTGTTTTCCCATATTCCTGATCCTCCTAAATAATTGCGCCCTATCAATTGCTAATTTTTGTAATTGCAAAAGCACATCATTATTACACCAAATTCCATCCCACATATCAATCACCTTTACAATGGGGGCATTTTTGGAAGTAATTTAAACCAGAAGTATATTGTACATTAGTGATGGGCAAAAGCACCCACTGGCTGTGATTGCACGCAAGACAATAAAGCAAAGCCCAGTTAGGATCGTTTAATCCTTCTTGACAATCCTTGCAAATGGGAATAACTAGCTCATCCGTTTGCTCCGCGATATTTGTTTCTTTATCAAGGTAGCCCATAGGAATTACAACGAAGTCAACTGCGAGATGTTTTTCAAGATCTTCTGGCCCGTGGCTTAAATCACAAAAGGATTCGGGCAGGGTTGCGGCTAGTGCTATTTTGTCATAATCATGCATCAGTTGCACCGTGTCAAAGGTTAATAAAAATGATATGGTGAGATTCCAATCCACCCCACTCCTACAGGCAAGCAAACCACCTGCTCTCCAATCCACAAGCCAACCAAGCCTTTTTTCAAGACTTCATATCATAATCTACTTTTACTGGTCTTTCCCAGTTTATTTTTTCATTTGCTTGCCCCCTCTTTTAAATTAAATTTACATCTCTTTTGCTTTTCACAGCGTCTAATAAAAACACATACCTTATACTGGGTAAACCCACACACGGCACAATGTCCGAGGTGGGTTTTTCTAATTCAGATGGTTAAGGTTTTGTGTGTGGTGCCTTTCTTCTTACTTATAAATATAAACACTTAAACAAAGAAAACAAGGGGAAGGCAGATAAGGAGTGTGATGATTCCTCATATAACGGGCCTTTATTGCTTTTGATTCCCTTTTGTGGAGTTTTTTCACCACCCGTGGCAGGGAATATATCGAGAATCCGCTGACGTATGTTTGCTCCTGTGGCATTCGTGCAACCACAAAGAAAGTGCATAGCATGTTTTCTGTATATCCTTGTGGTATTTTCAAAACCAAATGCCTCACGAAAACGACCAATCCACTCCACTGTTTCAAAGGTGGTCTGACCCACTGCCATCCCATAAGATGCTACACCTTCAATAGCCATATCCTGTATCTTGGTTCGTGCAAGGAAAGCTACAAGTTTTTCATTCTCATAATCTTGCCATGCACGGCATACATTAACGCCATCAAAGATAACAACACCAGAGTGGGTGGTTCCAGGATCAATGCAAATTGACCTATGTGATTTTATTAATTTCATAAATCAATTACCGTATTTTTTCTTTCGGTTGGTCTTCACGGCATTCTCGCCATCACGCCAGTTTCTTTCCACATCCGAAACAAGATCCGCCTCTTTGTCGTTTTCTTCCAAATAATCAATGAGGGCGGCTTTTGACTTATAAGTTTCATCATCATACTCGACCGCTTTCTCATTCGGGCCATATATGAAATCAACCATGGACTGCAAATCATCCAAACCATAATCAAAGCGGATGACAAATTCAGCCTCACGGTATGGGAGGGCTACTTTATTCCGTTCAAATTTGGCAAGCACCCGCACCCCGTAAATTATTTTCCTGCCTTTAACTGTCCGATCCAGTTTCTTTTTGGTGTACAGCCAAGGAACTTGGTGTGTGTAGAAGTCAAGAGCCTTTCCACCATTGCGCCGGAATTTCTTACCAAACATCCCTGCGTTTAGGTTTTCACGTACTTGAGAAACAATAATAATGGTGGCATCCTTACCCTTTCCAATCTTGGCAAGTTGCTTGAAGAACACCTGACTCATATATTTCTGGGATTCACCGTTGAAAGATTCGGCCTCTTTCTTATCCTTTTTCAATGCTTCTTCTGTGCGTTTTTCGGCCTCTTCAGACATACAAGCATCTAAGGAATCCCAAATATATAAAAGGGCGGTTCCATCTTTCATCGCTTTGATGCGTTTTAAAAGATTTCTTCCTACATCTTGAATAACACTTTCCTGCACCCATTCAACGCCCTCAACAAATTCATCACCATACATTTTTTCAATGGGGAAATCCATCACACCCTCGGCGTTATTATAGACAACAACCACCTTTTTTACTGGAGGAAATAATTTAGTTTTAACGTTTTTCACGTTATAAAAGAATTGCGCCGCCGCTTCTAAAGCGAGGAGGGTTTTGCCACTGGAGCCATCACCAACAAGGTTGACAACGTGGCCCCTAGCCCAACCGCCTCGCTTGCCTTTTTGAGATGCTGCGAGGTTTAAGTTCGTGCATCCTGTGGATAAGAACTCAACGCGAGTTTTTCGTTCCTTGCGTTTCCTCGCAGACCTTTTGACTTGTTCGTGTAATGGTTTATTTGCCACGGATCAACCCCATAAATTTAACCTTGTTAATATACCACCGACCACGCCCCGCAATTTGATGACCGATGCCTTTGGCCTTACACCAAGATATATGGTTGGCTCTGATACTGGATTCATGCCCTCTTTTTCCATTAGGGCTTGAGCCTCCTTGGTGGTAATAATCACAGCTTTTTTGCCCATCTCAAAATCCTCCTAGTAAGGGATGCCTTATAACAAGGCACCCCCAATTATTTTACTTCTTTTTCCCACCTTTCTTACCGCCCTTCTTGCCGCCTTTTTTGGCTTTCTTCGCCTCTACATCGGCTTTATCGGCAGCATCCCGACACCGCGACCACTTAGGACAATCATCACACTCGTCTAGAGTATCGCAGTCCTTCGCCCAGTCACCACTAAGACAGGAATCCTTGCCATCGTCCTCGTCATCTTGGTTGGCTTCATCTTCATCTGGTTCGGGTTCGTCTTCATCAACAGAAGGAATGACATCATAAGCTTTTTCACAAGCCTTTTTCTGCTTGCAATCATCACAATCCGACCACTCATCAAAGTCAACGCCAAACTTGGAATCGTCAAGAGGGCAAACACCTTTCTCAGCTTTTACCTCTTCCTCTTCTTCATCCTCTTCTGGCTCTTCCTTCTTTTCTTCTTTTTCGGGTTTCCCATGATCGCAACAGCAATCATCTAAATCTTCACCGCATTCAGGGCATGTGTCATCACTCCCTTCTGGCTCGTCGTCGTCTTCTTCCTCACCGACACCATAAAGTTTTTCTTTTACGGAGTCATAAGATTCCTCAACAAACAAGGTATCCAGATCAACGGCTTCATTTAGGACATCCTCCTCAACGTCATCCCGTTCCAAGAAGTCAATCCGATCACATTCCAAGAATTTAGTTTTGCCAATGGTTTTTTCTTCAAAGCGAGCTTTGACATCATACCCATCTTCTGAATCCCAGAACATCCACTTATCATCATCATCATCCAGATCGTTCAATTCTTTCTGGAGTTGCTTGCCGAAACAATGAATAGAGACATCATACAAATTGATATCGCCTTTATACTTTACATTGTAAACCGCACGAGCAGAGGAGGTTAATTCCTTCGCCAAATCGTCATCAACATCAGCATCATTATACATTTCCTTGCACTTCTCACAAATAGGGCAGGGCTTGCCAAATGTCTTGAGACACACTACACGGTCATTATTAGGGCCGATGTTACGGTGCTGAAAATACTTGCGCCGATACCATAGCTCCCCTTTAGGCACCTCATCATAATTGTTTTTGTTGGCAACAATGAAGGGGATAATGCTGATTTTGTTTCGCCCTTCTTTCGGTACAAATAATTTGACACCAGAAGGGAGCACGAAGATAGAGCTACTGTTGGAGTCTTTTTGGCTGCTTTTACGCATCCGCTCCCGTGCCGCCGCTCGTCGTGCTAATTTTTTGGCTTTGTCTTTTTTCGCCATTACTTTGCTCCTTTACGTTTACGCGGGTTTCGTTTCTTCCCCGCTTTTTTAGCCTTCATTTTATCTGCTGTTCTTTCATCACCCTTCTCCTCTAAATGGGTTTTCCATTCCTTATTTAGATCACGTGGTGCTTTTGGCCCAGCGAAGTATTGCATCCCATGAAGCCTGACCAATTCCTCAAGGGCTACTTTTCTTTGGTTGAAAGCAAATACTGCTGACCGAATAACGGCGGCTTGGTATTCCGATTCAATTAATTCATCTTTTGCATCAATATGGTCTTGGTGCTCGCGGTAAAATGCTTCAATGTTTGGTGCTGAAGCAATTGAATATCTCATCAAAAGCTGGGGCTGTTCAAGCCATTCCACATCCAAGGCTTGTGAATCAATAGCCAGATCCTCTTCATAATCAAATTCATTTTCTTTCATTTTCTTCTCCAAACCCATCTGCAACCATGTAATAGTGGCCAGACACAATTGTTCTGTAATAAATAGTTGTTGTGTATTGGCAGTGGTTTTCCCATTCTTTATAAGCAATCATATGCTTATTTGGTCTCATTTCCAAATTACGCCCCGCCAATGGCCCGCCAATGAATACCATATCACTCACCTTGTATAATTTCATAACAAGCATGGACAAGCCCACTCATGCCAGTGTTAAAAAAGTTGTTCTCAATGAAAATATCCATCACAAAAAATGCCCTGTTATTTTCACCTTTTAAAAGGATATTCCTGCAATAACCTAAAACAGCTTGCCGTGTACCTTCCAACCCATCAGCATCCAGTCCTTTTATAATCTTGGCAACTTCTGGCCAATTTTTACCATTAATCAAAGCCCTGCAAAGGTCAATAGCCTTGTTTTCCTTCGCGGCGGTTTTCTTGGCAAGTTTAAGCATGTTTTCGGGCTTGATATCAATGATTTTATCAAGGATGGTTAATGCGTCCCGTGCATGACCCAAACTATCCAAGGCTATTTGTTTTAGAACCTTTTCTGGTACTTTTTTTCGTTCCCGTTTCACCACACGATTTAATAATTTGAGTGTTTGTGTTTCATTTAATGTGCTAACCGAGAAGGTTGTGCAACGGCTTCTAATGGTCTTGATTAACTTCTGGGGGTCGGTAGTACATAGGAAGAAGAAAACGTGCGGAGGGGGTTCCTCTAGTGCCTTGAGTAAGGCGTTCTGAGCATCTGGGGTCATTTTATGGCACTCATCGAGGATCCACACAACACGATTACCCGCTAAAGGCTTTAACTGTATTTTTCTGCGGAGGTCGCGGATGGTATCAATGCCACGGAAATCGGCTGAATCAACTTCGTGAATAGCCATTTTTTCCGCGCCGAGTTCTTTCGCCATGATTCTGGCTAGGGTGGTTTTGCCTGATCCGTGGGGGCCATCTATAAGATATGAATGGGTGAGATCTTCCTCATCCCTTTCAAGAATATTTTGCAATGATTCGATGATGGCTTCATTGCCTATCATTGTTTTGAAATTGGATGGTCTGTATTTGGTATGTAGTGGCATTTATTATCCTTTAAAATTCCTAAAGCAAGGGGCTGGTAATGTTTAAACCCCTTGCTCTAGGGTTCCCCTGTTCGTGATCAGGGAAAGTCTATTTTATAAAGGGTTAGGCGGATTCGAACCGCATCCCCTCCAGCATGACCGAGACTCAATGCCTTCAAGGACTGATTTTAATCAGGTAGGC